CCTTTCGCTTTCAGCGCATTGGTGATGAGTTCTTTCATCGGGTTTGCTTCCTCTTTGACGGAATTGCTGTTGGCGCTGAAAAACGCCTTTAGCTGGTTGAAAAGTGTTTTAAGTGCGGGGTCTTGCGGTAAATCAGGATCGGGCGTATCGGCTTCAGCCAGGTTCACCACTTCCAGTTCCTGCTCGGAGCCATCGGAGTTGACGAAGATGCCGACGCCCTCTTCTGGAGTGCCTGCTCCCGGCTCATCGAGCAGGTTTGCCACGTGGTCAAACATCATGTTGGTGACGATCTCACGGTATTTCTTGCCCTTGGACTCGCCATTAGCGGCGATGCCGGAGTAAAGAAGCCCAGTGGAAATATGGATTGGCTCAACATTTTTACGCGCGGCCATATCATCAAGCCGATTGACCAGTCGCTGGCCTTTCTCGGTTGATTCGGCATAGCGGCGATCAACGTACATGTCGCCAGAGACCTTGCCATCCTTGTGTTCTACATCCTGCAGCCATGCACCTACGTGGTATTCATTGACCGCCTGAACGTCGCGGGCTGATACGTGCTTACCATCAACTTTTGGATGCCCCAGTGGCATTGGTGTGCGCTCAAGGGTTTTGTATCCCTTTGCGATTTCTGCTGCCGTATACAACTTGCCGTTCATCACGATGTCGTCAACGATAGGCGTGACGCCACGGACCACGATGTGTGGCCTGCCGTTGATGATTTCGGTTGTGATGTTTGACGCAGAGTTGACGACGGACAGCACGTTAACGCGATTGCGTTTCATGCTGTGTCCTCATGGGATGGATTAGAGGCAATAAAAAAGGCCGCCTAAGCGACCTATTTGATTAACTTATAGTGTCGAATTTTTTGATAAAGTCCGGGGTGTACTGAGAGTACGGCCTAGGGTCAACATGAATACCAACCTTTTCTCTCATGTATTGCGGAAACCCCTTCATATGTTCAATTTCAGCTATGAGCCTTTCTTTGAAATCTTCGTTTGGAACGATTACCGAATTACATGAAAGAAGGCTTAATTCTTCTTGATTGAGTCGCCATTCTCTTTCCCAAGTGAAATTTATGCCATCCTCACGCTTTCTTTTGTCAGCGGGGTCATATGTAACATGCCGCCAATGCAAGTGAGGCGGCAAAGCTTCCCCTTCGGCTTTAGTTTGGTAGATAACGTGCCTTCCACCTCTTCTGAATATAAATTCCTTATCGAAGGAGAAGCCAAAAGTTAAGTATCGCGAGCTCTGGTGAGCCTTAACTTCTTTTGGTGACTCGGTGAAGCAAATGCTTTTGATGTACTTGAAGGTATCTTTGCCAAACGACCTTAGGACTCCGTCATCAATAATTCTCAGCATAACTTCAAATGCTTTTTCCTTAGCGACTTTGTCATCTTTGCCGTAGTAGTCAGTTTTAATCCAGTGGTAAACGTTTAGCGAGTAGTCTGAATGATCAAGCATAGAAGTCTCCTTTTTACGCATGATACAAAACTAAGTCTTCCACTGCGTCCTCTCTTTCGCCAACTTATCCGCCAGGCCTTCGTTGAAGATGCTGCCGTCGCTGTTGAGTAGCACAGGTATATTAGCGCAATAGCAGTTATATCGGTTGCCATTCTCGGCGTAGAAGGCTTCAACCTCTTCGGTGGTGTAAGTCCTGCCATGCCTGGCTGCGTGCCACGATCGCGTTGTAGGCTTTAGCGCCGACAGCCAGAGGACAGCAGTATTCAGCCCTAACCTTTCACGAGCCCAGTCAGTTTCCTGCCATTGTGCCTTGCGTAGCGCTCCGACCTGCTCTGTCTGCGCCATGTTCTTGGCTCGGGCCATTGAGACGTCGAGCCTCTGGCTGATGATGCGCGCCGTTTCTTTTGGATTGATTCCGCGGCCAATTGCATCTGAAATCACATTAGCCAGATCACCACGCGCCCGGTCAGACTCAAGCAGCCAGTCGCTATACGTCGATACGTACGCTGCTGCCACCTGATTCTGGTATGCAGCTGAGCTGAGTAGTTGCTGAAGCGTCGTCTGCTGCTCGTAGATGGGCGACTGCACCGACAGATTGGTGAAAGCCTGATGAGTACCGCGCTCATACTCCGCAGCAACGTACTGCAACGCCCATAAGCTGTTACTGCCACCTTCAAGCAGATAATCATCAAGGATTAACTGAACACGCTGCAGCAGATCAGCCAGTTGAGGTGCCGACATGTCGTAGATGTACGTGCCGGCATTCACCTGATAAATCACGTTGCCATGCACCGCATAGCTCTGCGTGTTGCTCGCCCTTTCCTGCCCGGTCAGGCGCTCATCGAACAGCTTCTTCAGCGCCACCTTAATCCGGTAGTAGCGATTCTCGATGTCGCGGAACATACGGTTAACGGGCCGTGCGGATTGCGTCGGGTCAGCTTTGTTGCGGGGTATTACCGGAGTCCGGATTAGTTTCAGGGTTGTCACTTAACGGGTCTCCAGTTGGTACTTCCGGTGGCAGCTCATCCTCTGGCATTGGCTCAAGCTCACCCACGGCGCGAATCTCGTTCTCGCTGACTACTGGAGTGCCAAAGGCCGCCTGGGAGTCTTTCGCTACTGCGGCCATTGCCTGCATATTGGCTATCTTCTCTTTCTCACTTGGTGCGAGTAAGTCAGACCACGCCAGCGTGACCTCGCCTGATGTCGGCGGCTCAATCACTCCAGTCTTCCAGCAGCGCTCAATGAATTTGGTTACTACTGCCGTTTGATGTCCCCAGCGGCGACCGTTGCAGCGCTTAGCCCAATCGGTTTTATCTTCGTCAGAAGCAAGCCGGCCGGTCTGCTGACCAAATAACATTGTGAAAGGTGAAAGTATTGATGATGAGAACTCATTAGCCGTGACCGTCCAGCTTGGTGCAGGGTCAGCAGCGGCAACTGACAGCACTGATGTGGTACCTGACTGTGTGACGAGAGCCGAATCAGTACCGCGATTCAGCTTCATCATCTTGTCGTTCATTGCTTCGCCTAGGTTTTCGTAACCGGCTTCTTTCGCCATCTTGGCGATCGCCGCCATATCTGTCTGAGCATCAAAGCTGATACCCAGCTGGCGGCTGGCGTTCTTCAGGAAGCCTTCAGCGCTACCACCGGAAATCTTTTCGAGGTCCAGTAGCTTGTTATAGCCAGCACGCAGGAATGGCACGCCCGACAGCATATTTTCATCTTCAGAGCCTTCGCACAGGATGATGACGCGGTCGGGATGGACGGTAACGCTGCGAACGGGCCCGTAACTGCCATCATCACCCACTGGCTGCTCGTTGAACTGGTAGTTAACCGGTTCACCGTAGGTTTCAGACATGGTGTCCGTGTCGAAGTTGCCCGGCTTAATCTGTGATTCCCACGCAGGGATGAGTTTGACGATCGCCTTATCGCGCAACCGGGAAACCACGGCGGTGTCCACAGGCTCTTTCCATTCGCGCCCATCTTTAAACTGGATGAGCAACGCTGAATATCTGCCAACCAGATTGCGGCGGTCAGCATCTTTGATTTTCGCCCAGTGCTTGCTCAGTAGCTTGGTTGCAACCTTTTCCCATGGAGTGGTTTCAGTTGACTCCTTGTTTTCACTACCGTCGATAATCGTCGGTTTATCCGTCCAGCACGATTCCAGTAGCTTATGCACGGCGGCATATGCGACAGGGTTACGTTCATAGGCGCGGTAATACTGTTCGAAGCCAAGTTCATCGGGATAACCGAATTCCTCGTACAGCTTCGTGCGTTTCGTGTTGCCATTCATTCCTGCATAAAGCATGCGCTGGCGGCCCACAGCATCAGCGAGGGCGTTCACGAGGAATTGCTCCCCGGTTGTTAATTCACTCACTGGTGCTCCTTAGAAGAATATTGCGCCGGTTTTCTTCGGCGAATGTAGTACGCGGTATCTGGTAGCGTCCCAGTCGTGATCTTCCTGTGTGGTATCGACATCATCAGGTTTCTTATCGTCCCTAACCAGAACAGGGACGCGACTTATCCAGCCTCTGCAGTAATCGAAAACGTAGAAGGCTGGCTTTTCTGGCATGCCGCTTTCGGTCTTTTTACCCTCAATTACTGCTTCAAGCATGTCGGCAAATAACGACGCACCGTTAATCCGCGAGCCGGGTTTTTTGTTTGACTCAACCCACTTTACTCCCTGCTTCTCCATCTTCTGGCCGATGGATAACTCGTTATCAGCAGTGTTGTAAATGGCGCTGTCAGCTGGCCCCGGAATTACCTCTTTGCAGATGCCTGGCATAATATGCACCTGCCCCTGCTGCTTAGTTTCTTCCGGCTCGTCTACCTCTTCACCAACCAAACGCCTATCAATCCACGCAACGCCTTTTGCAACGTTAGTTGATGACATATTTAAACCTTTGTTCAACTCATCAGGCGGGCAGCCGTACCACTCACCAATAAGAATCAGTGAACCAGCAGGCGGGCAGAACTTGCTTCCATCAGATAACGTTGCCTCTGTGCCGTCAGCCTGCGCCCACCACAGATTGGAGAATGGTTTCGACTCACCCCAGTCATGGGATCGGTCAACGGTCCATGTGTCAGGAATGGTGAATGGCTTGATAACGTGAAGTGACTCGTTCCACAGGTGGTCAAAGCGACCTCCGCTTGTAACGTCCCAAGAGCCCTCAACCCATGCTTTACGCTTGTTTGGGTCTTTGATACTCATCAGCGTGGCGATGTATACCGGGTCGAGATAAGGGTTCTCTTTGAATGAGCCGTGGATGGCTACACGAGTGAGCGTTATCTCTTCTTCCTGCTGAGTCTGCGGATTCGGCACCATCTGCTTTTCACGGATAATGGTTCCACGTGGAGCTGGGGCAATGAATCGCTTCTTCACCCATGTGTGGCCGATACCAAATGGGTTTGTGGTGTTGAATGTCTCAAGCGGGATGTTCGGCAATAGCGATCCGTCGTCGCGCGGGTAATCCTGCGGCCTGAATGAAGAGCGCCGGCAAGAGAACATCGATTCGTAAAAGTCTGCGTTAGGCTGCTTTGTCAGTTCGTTAAAGCCGATGAACGGAAATTCCTGCCCGTGGTAATCCCAGTAGTCATCCGCCTCTTTGCCGAAGCGGAAAAGCAGCTCCTCACCTGTAGGCCAAACCCACCGCAACTCCGAAGCTGAGTTCAGAAATCTGGCTCCATCACCGAAAAGGCGATACATACGCTTTGACTGAGTGATGATGTCGGCAAGGTTTTTGTATTCTGTGTCGAAGATGATGCCGCGCCAGAATGTGCCGTATCCCAATCCAACCAGGCGGCGAAAGCGGGCAAGTTGTGCTGCCGTCTTGCCGGGTCCGCGAGTCCCTTCAAACAGGATTTCATCGCATGGGCAACTCATTGCCAGAGATTGTGAACCGGGCAAAGGCTTCCAAACTACGTTGTAGCTCATTTGCCTAATACCTCGCTCTGCTGTTGCTGTGCGGCCGCCTCCCACTCTTCAGCACTGCTACATGATGGTACTGGCATGATGTTGTGAGTTGCGGTTACTTTCTGGTCTATCTGCTCTTTGAATGCCTGAACGCTGATGTGCTTACCGAGCAATTCGAGATTCTTCACCTTGTCCGGCCATTTGATTTTCTTCAGCAGGCCAGCGGAGTCTCCTGACATCTCAGTAACATCCATACCGGATAGGGTTGTGCGCCACGTCTTCGGCCACTCTTTAATAGGCTTCAGTTCGCCATTCGCAAGCAGGATATCGAGCACGTCCATCTGATCAATCTCCACCAGGCGGCGAAGCACATAAGCAGCGTCAATATTTACTTGCTCGTTGCGTTCAGATTTCAGTTCGACGATTCTATTTTGGATGTCAGGTTTTGTTAGGTTTTCGCAACCTGATGCTCGGGCGGTCTTTTCGCTGTACCCCGCCCGAATGGCCGCTTGTGTGGCGTTCAAATCGATGAGGTACTCGCGACAGAACATTTCTTGTTTGTCGGTGAGTGCCATGAGCTTTTCACTTTGGGATTAGGAGGTTTATATGTCAGAAACTTTCACAGATGGCACAGTTGTTCAGCTCAAGTCAGGTGGTCCATTAATGACTGTAGGCTCGTTCGATGACGAAAGAGAGCAGTACCATTGTGAATGGTTTGTTAAAGATGAGCATAAGTCAGGATTTTTTAATGGCTCATCTCTGAAAGAATACAAAGAAGAAAGTTGGTAGCAGAAGCTGTGGCGACCAGTTTTTTGCTTGGTCGCCACATTTGTTCCTATTCAGTGCTTTTCTTTTTCGCTTCGAGGTAATCGAACGTAATTTCTACCAGCAGGCTTCGCAACACGGAGTCCTCGTTGGCGCCCGGTGCAAACTGCTTAAGCCTCGCCTGCAACTCTTCAAGAACTTCGCGCGACTTCGCTACATGCTCTTTCATGTCGATAGTCAGCGTGATCGGGCCGGTTTTCATCATGTCTTAACACCCCTTATTCGCTCTCTACAATCTCAGCCTTGCACTGGAAGTGAGGAGACTCGGTTGTGTAAGTCGCATCCAGATCGCCTTTCCCATCCTTCACGTCATAGGTGCGGGAGTAATCACCTGCAGATTTGCCACTGAAGGTATCGCGGACAACCTCTTCCCGCCACGCTTTACGACGACCTCAGCCGTTGCGGTGTGAAGCCCTTCGTCAGATGCATACTCAAGGCCGCTCACGGTGATTCGAAGCTTCGCGATATTCACTCCAATAAAAAACCGCCCGGAGGCGGCTATTAAAAATTCACTTATCGTTACCTGTGAGTAAACGGAACCTTTCAAGAGTAAAGTTCGCTACATGCCGCCAGGGCATTTCACCGTGCCTAGTCAAACGCATTAGTCTTTGTTCAATAACTACCTGCTGCTCATGCTTTTCGACGTGTGGTAATTTCGAAAGGTAAGAATCCATCAAACCAAGAATGATTTCAGCTTCATTACATAGAGTGTGCAGATTTTCTCTGCTATTACATCTCTCTTCCAGTGCGTTTACTTGGTTGAGAAACCCTGAAACGTATGCATCTGGCATAGTCATATTGCATTCCTCTTGTTGGTTATCAACTAATACGTTAGCCAACAAAATATTTAATGCAATCAATAAATTAATTGACGAATACGTCAATCAAGTCTCGCAACGTTTCACAGCATGACTAACCATTATCCCTTGTCGGAGAGATTCATCATCAGGCGCACTCGCAAATGCGCCTTGTGATGGTCACTGGGGTAGTCCAGGGATCGTTATTTGAAGCTGGCTAGCCAGTGAATTAATTTCAGACAGCAGAGCCGGCTTCGTATAACGCCAGCTTGCCAGTCCAGATCCGCAGAAGCTTGCCATGTCTTTCTTCTGGTCAAACTCATGGCACTTAATGTTTAGTTGTGCACTCAGGCTGTTACGGCGCTGAAGTTGACCAGTAAAGAAATCATCCAGAACTGTGTAAACGCCAACTTCGAATGCCGGGTCAATATATGATGCGTATTTGTAGGCAATAAACCGGTTTGCAAAGGTTCCACCGCCATTACCACGGGTGGATTCTAAATGTATGCCAGGGCTACATTTGGCTAACTCATTGATAAACGCTTGCACTCCGTCAGCCTGGAGAAAGTTTGCCGGCCTGATGCTGTCTATTGCCCTCCCACCAAGAAAGGCTACGTCACCTTTGTTAGCGCGGTCTCGTGCAACCTTCCAGATGTCGGTAAGGCATACCAGCCCTTCATCATTCACTCTTACTGGTTCATTGAATAACGTAATGCTTTTCATGGTCGATTCCTTTTAGGAAGATGAGCCTGTCGCACAGAACAGCCGCCACCCGAGAGGCCGCCATGATGCCAACGGTTGTTCTCAAGCTCAGCTTTCTGAAAGGCTCGGGTTGTTGTTTGCGCGTGCGAGGCGCATAAAAAAGCCCCGCATTAGCGAGGCTGATGTTGCTCTGTTAGCTGAAGTGAATCTTCTTGGGGGTTGTCACTTTCTAAGGTTGCTCTTCACTTCGGTGGTGCAGGTTGAGTAACCCCTCATTGGGTCACCGTTCCGCAGTTGGTTTTCCACGTCTTGTTGTGAGCCAATATCGCCTGCTTGGTCATGTCATCCAGAGCCAACACGTCTGCTCTTGTCAGAATGATTGGCTTAACCCAGTTACAAGCCGTATCAACCACTTCAGTCCTTGCGGGTCCAGTCGCGGAGCAACTCGTCGTCAACAGCGCTACCAGGCATGCGGGAAACAGTCTCCTGTACATCTGCAGCTCCTTTAATGGTTTCTTGCTGGCGTTTAGATACTTCCTGCTGGGACTCGATAGCGGATTTGGTTTCTCTTTCAGTAGCTGAGGCTTCTGCTTTCGCCTTGCCTTTGGAGTGACCAATGCCGAAAGCCGTCATAATGGCAGCAACAATGACGCCGATAATGCCGAGGATGAATTCAATGCTCATGGCTTAGCTCCCGGGTCGATTCCTGCATCCAGCTTCTGTTCGCTCAGGTCTTTGTCTGACGCGATTTTCTTGGCACCGATGTAGCCGGCTGTTGAGAAGCCGAAGTAAGCGATAAAGATTGCTTCGCTCAGCTCGCCTTTGTAGGCCTGCCAGATGAGGATGCCGCTACATACCAGAAAGCCGAGAATGGCCTGAGTGCGGCTTAGCGAAATATTTCCACTGGAACCACGCAGCATGCTTAAGGCGTCCATCAGATTTCCACCCTCTCAAACCAGCCGTAGGCGAACGTCTCGTTAGCCACTCTGGATTCTGCCAGCTCAATATATCGGGCGCCCTGCAGGCTGTTCAGCGCCTTTAGCATCACCTTCTCACCATCCCGGCTGCGTGCCGAAAGGAATGATCGCAGTGCAGTGATAGTGCGCGGGCCAATCTGACCGTCTGCCACGATGTCGGGATAAAGCTTGCCCTGATTGTTGAATACGTTCAGGGATCGCTGGAGAAACTTTGCGGCCACCGATGGACCCATGTTTACGCCGGTGTCGGTTAGCTCTACAGCGATCGCATTATTGACCTGAGAGATCTGGTCGAATCGCGGACCGACCCAGTAATCTGATTCAAGAATATTCAGAGCCTGAGATCTGGTGAGGTCTTTCATGTCACCGGTGTAACCGTGCGCCCTGGCGACAGCCTGAGTGATGCCCCAGTTGGTAGGTCCGCCCTTGTCTGCGGGGTTATTAACGTAACCACCTTCTTTTCCGAGGATGGCGCTAAAGATTTCGTCTTTCGTCATTTGCCCTCATCCTCTTTCACAACCTGCTTTAACTCCTGCTGAGTCGGGAGTTGGTCTATCTGCTTTTTGATTTCGTTAACAACCCGGTCGCGGGCATCTGATTTAGCCAGATATTCTCCACGGAAATAGAAGTAGCCCGAAACGACGCCGCATGCGTAGATGCCGAAAGTAGTCGCCAGGATGACGACGAGCATTTGCCAGGTTATTACGGGGTCGCCATTTTTATCTCTAATCATCGCGATACCCTCAATTCGTTACGCATCTCAGCTATCTGAGCTACGAGATTCATGTTTGATGTGGTCAGCTCCCTGACCTGAGCTTTCAGACTTTCGTTCTGCTCCTCCAGGTGCTTCTGAGAACTTTCGATTATCTGCAGGCGGGCCTGAGTGTCAGCGATCGTCTTCCAGTACTGTCGGATCGTTTCATCCTTCGCGGCATTGTCTGCCCTGAGCTCAGAATTAGTCCTCTCCAGCCGCTCGATATATTTTTCCTGCTTATCGAGCATGTCGATTTGCTGGTTATCGTTAGCGTTCTTTGCCCTGTTGCTTATCCAGTACCGGCTGAAAGCCAGCCAGCCATTAATGCCTACTGACAGAGCGCCGCCCAGCCCGAGGAGTATCTCTTTTGAGAAGTATTCTGCTGCCATAGCCGTCTCCGGCAACCCGGTAAGACCGGCCTATTGCTGTTAGAAGAAAAGTCGCCCGCTGCCACACAGGAAAGGGTGAGAGTCGATGTTGATTGGCAGGGACGAAAACAGAAAAGGCCGCCCTAATGGCGACCCCTTGAAATAGTTTAGTAATGTTACTTACCCGCTACAGGGTATGAGGTGATTCTTATCCCCTATTGAGGATAGAAATAAAAAAGCCCCGCCGACTGGTGAGGTCGCGAGGCTCTTTGGCATCCACATTTATGCAACTGACCGGTAAAGCTGCGATCTGTTCGCTTCACTTCCCGATCATGCCGTTAATGTGCCAGGTCGCATGCCCTTTGTCTTTGGCAATTCGTGCTATTTTGTATAATCACGCAGCGATTTTAGGAATATCCTTCTCCATTTCTCGCTTAATTGCATAAAACATTTCTCCTTCGATGATATCCATCGCCCATTCCATTCTGTTTCGGGCCTCTTTCGGTGTGATGCTGCAGTAATAAATCAGGGATGAGCCGATATTTTGCACGCTCTTGCGCTTGCAGTATCGTAATCTGGCTACGTTCCGAAGCGGGTTATCCCTTCCGAATGTCTTTACCATGACTGATTCAACAAAGGCAGCATCATCTGATTCTTTGGCGAGAGCGATGATGTTTGCCGTTGATGACTGAGGGATAAGCAGGTCACGCGCTTTGCGGAACAGCTCTTCACCTCGCAGCCCCTCACAATGAAGCTGTGACACGATTTTCTCTATCTGCCTGCCCTTCTGTTCACTCCATTCGCATCGCATCATCAGGCGGCCTATTACGTTCACCTCTGCGCGATCGTAATCTTCCCCACCGAGGTGATCGCCCCACACGCCCAGCAAGTGCCTTACCCATGCCTGCTGCGATTTGTTGATGGTCTTCCAGCCATTGCCGAATAACCGGCGCATATCAGCTGCTGTTCTGACGCCTGACAGCCTGACGATTTGCTGATAGTCACGCTCAATGCGCATGCTTCACCCCCATCATCTTCGCCGTGTTGCGGATTATCCGATAGTTGATCTCGTACATGCCGCGCATCTTTAGAATGCGAAGGCGGAGCCACTTCTCTCTGAGGTATTCGGTCATGCTGCACCATCCTTGATGTGCATCCTTGGCTCTCCATCTTTCGGTTCCGGCCATGATCGCGCCATGTTGACCTTCAGCTTTTCCTCCATTGCCGCAATGATTTCTCCATCGCTAATGCCAGCCCGACGCTGAGCATCCCAAAGCAGAAACTGCATATCAGCCCACTCAGATAGGTCATCCACCGCCTCAGCGGCCTCGATCGCTTCTTTCGATAAGTGCTTAAGCGGCCCTACTGGACCAACATCGCCAAAGGTTTTCTGAGACCATTCAGCATGTCGACTGCGAATAAGGTCACGCAGTTGCGCCAGCGATCCAGATGCATAGTTTTCAGTTGTCATGCTGCTTCCTCTCTTTGCTTATTCAGTTCACGCAGAGCCGCCCTGTAACGCGCACGTATGGCGTCCAGCTCCTCTCTGGCGTATCGGTGAGGTTCGTTGTTTGATTCAAGCGCCAGAACGCGCTGAAGGCCGATTTTGGTGATGAGGTTGATGCGGTATGGACTGATGTTGCCTGACTGGTGCGTATTGCACGCACTGCACTGGCTGTGAACGTTGTCCTCATTGAAACGTAACTGCGAAGCCGCTGCAGTTGTCCTGTAATGCCCTGCGTGATAGCTGACCGCTGATGTACTGCCACAGCTGATGCAGATATTCCCGTCCCGCGCCCGAATGTAGTCATTGAATGCTCGCTGGGTCATACTCATCCAGTGGCTTAACGGCTTCACATCGGCTTTGCGTTTGTTCCATGCGGCACGCTGCTCTTTCTCCAGGCGCTTTTGCTTGCGCTCGGACATCTGGTTAGCGAGTTGAATGGCACATTTGGGAGAACAGACGGTCTGGAGGCTATTGCGGGGGGTAAACTTTTCAGGACAGCATTTGCATTTCTTCGGCTTAGGCGGCTTTATGCCTTTAGCCATGCGTCAGCTCCTTCTGTTGTTCGTCTTCGTGCCGGAAGCCGTCGCCGTCGATTGGCATTAGAGTGAACACCGGCGCAACCATTGATTCGCCTTCTTTTGCTGGTCCTAGCGTTCCTGTCATAGGAGATAAAGCAGTTACCTCCCAACTCTCGACAAAATAAGGCGCAGAAATCCCAATAAACCTATCCGTCCTGACAACCTTACCTTTGTTTTCAGGAAACCTGGACTTAATCACCAGCGCCAGTCCGCCCGATTTTAACTCAGCCATTATCTTCCCCTCCGCACATGTTGAAGTTTGCGTCTTTCATCCAGCCGGCAGCGCAGGTATCGCATGCATAGGTTTCCTGCGGTGACAGGCGCACCTCGCAGCCAACGCAGGCAGAAGCACACTGCTCTCCATCGCCAGTAGGAAGATTTGATTGGCTGGTCCCGTTCGTGTTCTTCATATCGGTAATCTACCTCGCAATTTTCGCAGTTAGCCCCGTAGTGATACTTGTCTTCTGAGGTGAGCGTTATGTGACAGCGGCAGCAGCGTTCACGCGGCATTTTCTCGCTCCTTTTTCATCAGGAAACATTCCATTGCGGCACGAAGCGGATTCTGATTTGCAGACATGCAATGCCGGTTAAATATCGCGGCCCACTCATCACGACTTTGGTGGCAGGTCAGGCTAATGTTTTCTTTCTCGATAATCGGCCCGGCTTCAGCCCATGAGTTACAGGGCTGGAATTTCCCTTGCTGCCAGACGCGAAGCATGTCTCTGTCTTCGCATATATTTCCAAATAAGCGCTCGAAAACCTGAAGGTTAATTTTGTCGTCGCTCAATTCGCTGTAATTCATCTTCAGCTCCACATTGGGTTTTTATACTGCCTGCTCGGTATTGGCTCGTTCCGGAACGTAGGCAACAGCGCGCTGACCAGCCAAAGGCGCGGGTCGGTTGCGAGTGTCTTCTGAGTTTTGATATTTCGAGAGGCGTAGCGGGAAAGGAGTTCGTTAGCGGTTTCTGTGTCTACAGGGTCATGAGTGAACCACGATTTCATGGCGCCCCCTTACTGTTGAGAGCAGGCTATCCAGCATCGCCATGTTGAAGCTGCGGCCAAATCCAACGTTGAAGGTCCCCATGCGGTACTGGTAATCGTGGTCAGTGTTGCCGAACTGCTGGCGCTTAATCTTGCTGGCTTCAGTCATATTGTGGAGAGCGACGTGAGCATTACCTCGCTTTGAGGATGTCATTGCACAGGCGCGATCAATAATCTCTTTCGATGTGTGCCATTCTCCATCAGAAAGCACGTCCAGAATTGCAGTGGTTAATTTACTCATTATTTGCTCCTGTTATTTTCGCCCCAGCGCTGAGCCCATTCGATTTCCAACCGGGCTTCGTCGCTGAATTTCACGTTTTGCTCTGTGCCGAACCAGTAGATAGCCTCGATGACTTCAACCATTTCGCTCACGCGCATCTTGCTGGTCCGTGAACCAAACATGACGACGCCGCCGCCGATACCGGGTGCGGTGCGCTGCTGTTCGTTTTTGGATTTCGCTACGAGGGCGGTAATAAGGTCTTTCCAGTCGTCCGGGGTGTACTTCTGCCCATACCATTCAACCTGTCGGGAAAGGTCATGAAGAAGCGGCCACATACGGCGATTCTGATCCGTCGTGCGCTTGCGTTCCTGGATGACTATTTCGAATGGCTTATCGGGATTGGCGGGGAGTTGCTGGATGGCGCTGATGCAGTTCTGTCGGATGTTGTCGCTCCTAAGCAGGAACGTTGCTTTCTCCATCGCGTTTGTCTCGCTTTAATGCGTCGCTGAGTAATTTCCTGACACCATGACTCAGGCTAAGTGTTCCTGCATGCTCCTGGGCAAAGCGACTGATGTCATTTGCCAGCTTATCCAGTTCAGCGTCTGATATGACGTGCTCAGAGCGTTTTAAGGGGATTACGTTGCTCATGCGCCCTCCTGCTTGCTGCGGGCCAGCCAGCCTTGCCATTCGTAGCGTGTCTGGTCCCAGTAGTAATTGCCGTCAGAATCTCGGTCCTGCCAGAATTCCATAAACGCAGCGTCGTTTCGCATGTGCGCCTCAAACCGCTCCCTTTCCAGCTCATCGTTGTTTGTCATCAGAGCCCCCTGGCAGCCAGGCCGCCAAATATCATTGAAATTGTTGATACGACCAAAAGCACGGCTATCTTTTGTCCTTGCGTCACAGCGTGCCAATTCAGGTAGGCCATGCCACCCAGCAGCAGCCCATACATAAATGCCATATCACTGCTCTCCGTTCTGATTGGTGGGCTGCTCCGGGATGATGCGGTAGGCGATGATGTTAATAGTGTATCGTGAGTGCTCCCATCGAAAATCTCTGGCATGGCCTATATCGGTTGAGCCTGTACTCCACCGCACTTCGACAACTCCATCTACCGGCGCAACAGAGCCACCACACCACACAATCCACTGATCACCAGACACAGTGCTATCCGTCACCACTTCACTGTTATCCGTTGTCATCTCCTGCTGCTCCAGTATGGGGAGTGCAATCTCAAGGGCTTGAAGATACATCTCCTCCTTCAGGCTCAGTCCAATCTTGGGGTTCTCCTGAAACGACTTGAGGTCGCGTTGATGCCTGCGTGCGACTTCAGCGGTTAGCTTGTTCATTTTTGACTCCTTTCTTCCTGCTCAAACTCAGCATCAACAATCGTGTCGTGTGCTTCACGTGCCAGCATGTCGATAGCGTGCAGGCGGTCCCGGAACTGCTCCGGCGTCAGGTCGCGCTTCTTAGCCAGGTCGATGATTGCCAGTGTCATGTTGCGTGCCTGACGCATCAGCGGTGGTGTGATTACCAGTTGAATTACCTGTGTCATGCTGCACTCTCCCTTCCCTCAAGCCAGAAGAAAAACGCCCGGTCTACCGTGGCATCCTGATATCCAAGGTGTGATC